CAAACCACCAAAGGTAAGAATACCAATGTGGTAGGAATTGGAGGAATGTTATATAGAAGACTCTCAATTCTACCCGGATGGTAGCAAATCCATAGCATTAGGATCCAAAATTGGAGCAAAAAAAGGCTCAAAAAAGATCGCCTTCCCCTTAGGCGATCTTTCTTATTTTGTTTTTATTCGATTGTGTTTTTTGCTTTTATTCTTTATTCCGCAATTGTCTTCACTTTCTTTGCATTTGATCTCACAATTGGCGATTCAATTTTAGCTTTCTCAATAAGCTTTTGAACTTCAGCAATTTCATCCGGCGTTGCGTAGATTGTGAACTTATTGCGCTTATCATCTCTCCGACTTCCGGCTCCATTCGAAGCTTTGCGCCATCGCTCAACTTCTTCAATTGCGATCAAATGTTTGTAGGTATTAGTTGCAATCAAAACTTTCTCACTTTGCAACTTCCCTTTCAAAATCATTCTCCTAACATAAACTTCACTCAAACCAAACTTTGCACAAACTTCCTTTATACTCAACATTTCTTTCATTTTCTTACTCTCCTTTTCAATTTCACTAATTTGATTTACTTTGCTTTCAACTTCAATTTTACTTATTTTACTTTCACTTTTTGTTTTCATCTTTTTTATTTCCTTTCTATGCTATTATTATATAATAAAAGCATCGCAAATGCAACGGCTTTTTGACGCAGTTTTTGAATTGCGCCGCCGGTCAGGGTAAAATTCATGCAGAGGCCATATTTTGCCCATGGATCCAAACCCTTAAGAGTAGAACCCAGGGTAGCACCAAATAAAACAAAAAACCGGACGCGCAACTTTTATGCGTCCGGTCAATTTGCCCCGTCACATGGGTTACGCGACTGCACCACGATGTGACGACGAGGATCTGCGAGCACGCAGTTTACTTATTCGCCGATATAATCCGCACCCGCGACTACATCTGTACGTTCAGGAATCAGATAAATCATCGGCATTGAAATAACTGCAAGTGCCCACTTAAAGAGTGTTTGACCGAGAACGAGTTGCCAAAGCACTGCGACCGGCATAGTGCCGCCGAACGCAACGAAAATAAAGATTAGCGAGTCAATAGGACCCGCAACGCTGTTGGATGCAAGGACCCGAAAAATCTGCGGCGCCTTAGGGAAGCGATCCCACACGCGCTGGTAGACTTCGGTATCGAGGAGTTGGGAAACAAGTTCCGCCACGATAGATGCTGCCACGATTCTCGGCACAATTCCCAGTACGTTGGCGTAGGCTTCTTGGAGACCCCAAAATGGTGATGCAGGCAATTTTATGGTCAGCATGAAATATAGCGCCATCAGCACGTTAACGATTGCTGCAGCCCAGATCAGAATCACCGTGGCCTGTTTACCGAGTTGCTTATGTGCGAGATCCCTCATGGTAAAGGACAGGGCGTAAATAAATGTGGCCGCGGGGATCGTAAAACCCCAGAGCGCCACAACCTTGACAGCGGTTACGTCGGCAATAATTTGACAAAGCAAATAGCCTGATACAACCGCGATGATAAGTACCAGAGGACTTACCTTGGACAGTTTGAGTTTAGACATTGGACCTCCATATGGTGAACGAACGAACGAAGTAAAGCAGACCTTTAGTCGGAATCCGAAGGAATCGACTGTAACCCAGCCCGTGTGAAATTCCTGCGCAGCTGCACGCCGCGTTTGTGCAGTTCTGCGTGTAGGGTGGGCTGTGCGATGCCCGTTTCGCGGGCAATTTCCCACAAAGTAAAACCTTCTTGATACATCTTAATGGCGGTATCAAGCCTTTGCTGGCGTGAGTTGGTGTTTGTTAACTTGCGTGATGCAATTTGGTGCTTAGCAAGTATGCCATACAGCATAGAGTACGTTAGGTGGTATTCTTCGAGAATATCACGCATGGGGACTTGTTGCAAGTACTTGTTGATGATTGCCTCTTCGTCACGAATGGGCTTTTTTGCCGCAAGATCCCTGCCGTGTTTTTTGAGCGCGTTTCGTATCGCGGTTATGGAAAGCTGCATTTCTTCTGCAATTGCTTTTACCTGCACTCCGTTATCGTACATTTCGAGAATTTCTGTTTCTTTTTCGATGTTCATGGTTCCGGTCTCCTTTTCCGTTCGAAAATGAATGATAAGAAAATTATAATCGGTTTTTGTGGCAACCACAAGGGTCTTTTCAAGGACTTTGGATTAAGATCGCGGACTATCGTGGTGTTTTTTAGACCAATGTATAGTAATATTAAGGAAAGAGAAGCATATGAATGATTTGATACGCGGTGACACAGTTGATATAGTATGGCTCCAAAGGGACGGGGAGCCTACTGAGTGGTACCGACGGTTTATGTCTTTCTACCTTCCGTTGGGACCCAGTCGTAACCTTACTCGAGCGTACTTGAGATGTTTAGAGTCTGAGGAACCCGAGAAAGCACTTGCCAAGAAAGCGGCTAAGGGATACATTAATACTTCTCCGCAATGGTCCGAAATAGCTCGAACGTGGCATTGGCGTGACAGAGCCGAAGCGTTTGACTTATATACGGCGAGTGAGAACTTTTCTTATGTTGATAAGGCACGTGACATATTGCTTCAAAGTACCGAAGCTGCCGCACGTGCTTTGGTTGAGAATCTGAAAAACCCCCGTTTAGCAGTAGCTGCAGCAAAGGAGATTTTGGACCGTGGCGGATTGCCGGGCACTCACTTGGTAGGCGTTGGGCGTATTGAGCCTTACACAGCCGATGATCTGCGTAAAGCAGAAGCAGATGTAAGTGATTGGGAGAAGCGAATTCGTGGAGACACAGTTGTCGTCAACGTTGAGCCCAGCAACAACTCGTGAAGAGTGGCTGAAGTGCAGCGCGTCTTGTGTGTACTTTGTGTACAATTATTGCAAGATCTATGACGCTACTTCCGGTGAGTGGGTTCCTTTTATTTTGTGGCCAGCTCAGGTAGATGTTCTTGAAGATTTACAGAAACATCCCTTAAATGTGATCCTAAAAGCACGTCAGCTGGGCATGACTTGGCTGGTTTTGTGTTTTATTTTATGGAAGATGTTGTATCGTCCTGTGTTTACGGCGCTGTTGTTCTCACGCAGGGAGACGGAGGCCATCTATTTACTTGGGCAACAGCGCCTTCGAGGCATATACAACCGATTACCGAAGTGGATGAAGACACGTCAGGTTGTAACTGATTCCTCACACGAGTGGATTTTAAGCAATGGCTCGGTAGCCTACGGATTTCCAACCACTGCTGGCGACTCCTATACCGCAGGATTCGCTTTTGTTGACGAGGCGGATTTAGTTCCTGACCTTAACCGCCTGATGAATGCAGTAAAACCGACAATTGATGGTGGCGGTGGCATGGTTCTGTTAAGTCGTGCCGATAAATCAGTCCCCAATAGTGAGTTTAAGCGCATATACAGGGGCGCACGTATCGGCGCAAATGGATGGAATGCGATTTTTCTTCCTTGGTACGTGCGCCCAGGTCGAAACGAAGAGTGGTATGATCGACAACGCAAGGATGTTTTGAGCCGGACGGGTACATTGGACGATTTGTTCCAGCAGTACCCGGCAACTGAAGAAGAAGCCCTTATGCCGCCAACAATGGACAGACGTATTCCGTACGCCTGGTTGACCAAGTGCGTTAATGTCATACCTCGAATTGAAAATCCCGGTCTTGGCTTGCCGGACTTGATTGTTTATCGCGAACCTGAGTACACACAAGAGTACGTTATTGGAATAGATCCTGCTGAGGGAAATCCGCATAGTGACGACTCTGTTATATGTGTTGTTAATTTGCGCACGTTGGAACAATGTGCGGTCTTAGCAGGAAAAGTTGAACCCGAAGTATTGACGGGGTATGGCATATCTTTAAGTAACTGGTATAACAACTCGAAGATATTGGTTGAACGGAATAACCACGGTCATGTGGTCATTGCATTGATGAGTGATGAACCCGCAATTCGCGCACGTTTAATACGGGGTATTGATGGAAATGTGGGATGGATGTCCAGTGTCAGGGGAAAATCGATAATGTATGATACCTTAGTCGAAGAAATTCGAAACGGCTCGGTGATTATACATGATGATGAGACTCGAGTACAATTGGCGAGTGTCGAGGGTGCGTCGTTACGAGCACCGGAAGGGGACCCAGATGATCGTGCAGTAGCGTTTGCGTTAGCTGTTGTCGGAGCTGTAATAAAGCCCGCCACCAGTTTCTCATACCGCTATATCGAACAAGAGGAGATGTATGGCAAACGTCGTAGATCAGGCCTACTTAGAAGCTCTGTCAGAATCTGAAACGATTCTAACCCGGCAAATTGTTTCCGCACGTAAATATCACGTGGGGCAACAAAATGTGAAACTTACCGACCGGCTGAAACAGTTTGTCGGTACAGATTTTGGTGGATTCGAATTTCGACTAAACATCGTTCGTACGGTTATTCGCACAGTGGTAGAAAAACTGGATGTTGTTGGGTTTGATTCTGAAGATGAGGAAACCATTAAGTGGGCAGCGGGTCTCTGGGCACAGAATAACCTGGACGCATTGCAGACGGACATTTTCGAGAGCACTTTGCGTGACGGAGCACATTATGTGATTGTGGACTGGCCTGAGGGCAAGTTATACCCCCGGTGGCTTCCGCAGCAACAGTACACGTCCGTAGAAGCGGGCGGAGATGGCCTTGGGTGCGTAATTAAATATCCTCAGGGCGATCCGAATTTGGACCCTATTGTGGGCATAAAGTACTGGACAGAACTTGTTGGTGGCCAGTATACGCAACGCAAGACAATGTATTTTCCTGAGCGGATCGAGAAATGGGCTCGCATCGGTGGCGGCGGAGATTGGGCACCTTATAAAGATGAAGGTGATACGTCTTGGCCGATTCCGTGGACAGACTCAGGTGGTGATCCGTTAGGCATCGCTGTAATACCTTTCTATAATAAAGACCAAATGCCCGAAGCAGCCGATGCCATACCCTTACAAGACGCGGCAAACAAGGTCGTAGTGGACCTCCTGTCAACTGAAGATCAAACGGCATACCGTGTGCTCGTGGCATTAGGTTTCATTCCAACAACCGACGGGTTAGATTTGAAATCCGACGGAAGCAATGCACTGGATATCCAGCCGGGGTCTGTTATCGGCACCACCAAGTCGAAATCGGAAGCGGAGTTCAAGGCCATCGAGCCCTCGAACTTGACTCCGATCACTGATTTGGTTCAGCAATTAGTTCTTTGGATCGCTTTGGTTACAGACACGCCTGTTTCGCGATTCATTACTACCAAGTTGATTGCCAGCGATGAGACGCTAAAGCAGCAAGAAGAGCCGTTGATTGCAAAGGTCGATAACCGCCAGAAGCTTTTTGGCAATGCGATCAAGAAGGCCATGAGGTTGTCGATGCGTCTGGCTCGCGTGTTCGGTACTGAAGGTGAGTTTGACGAGACTGTTGATATACATCCTATTTGGAAAAGCGCACAAAGTCTCAAAGAGCGGTTGGAAGAGTTAACTTTGAAAAAGAACCTTGGCGTACCTCTGACGCAATTGTGGACTGAACTTGGATATAGTCAGGACAAAGTTGCGTTGTGGCAGGCACAAGTTAAAGAAGCAGAGAAAACGCCGATTGAGGAGCGCACAGCTCCTGCTGCGGCAACAGTAACTGCACAAAACATATCTACAACAAAGGAGTAAACAATGGACGGTCAAGAGATTGACAATGAGGTGCAGGCTCGTGATGAGTCGGCAGACGAAGCGCAACAGGCAGAGAGCGCTGGCGACGAAGCCAAACCAGAAATGGATCTCCCTTCCGCGTTAGCCGCACTGGAGGAGGCCAACCGGAAGCTTCGTGAGGTTAAGCGTGAGTCAGCCAATCGACGCAGGGAGATTACGGCACTGAAAGAACAGCTTACGAATAACGGCGCGAAAAAAGAAGAAGTAGCGACAAGTCTTACTGAACTGCAGACCCAGTTGAAAGCGGCAAACGATAAGTTGCGCGTGTTTACACTCCGAGATTCATTCGATCTCGCAGCCGCGAAGGCAAAGATTCCGTTTGTGAATCCGACTGCAGCACGCGACGCTTTTGCGTTTGCGCAAGAACAGATCAGCAAGTTACCCGAGGATGCCGGTGACGATGATGTTGCAGACATTATCAAGGAAGTCGTGAAACTGCGACCGTACCTCCTAAACAAGCCGACAGCACCCAATATCAATGCGGATGCTAAAGGTGCGACCGACGCACTCGCAGGCATCAACATGGATGACATTGCGCGTGATTTCGGAATTACAACACGTTAGAAGGAGTTTTAAATGGCAGACATTGTCAAAGTGAGTGCAAATGTGCGGCCCGTCAACGCCAATCAATGCATTATTCGTCAGCTGATATCGGGAGAAGCGATCGATGTCGGTGAGGCTGTCTATATTAAAGCAGCCGATGGTAAGGCCTGGTTGGCGGACGGTTCAGCTGCCGCTACAGCGCTTCTCGCAGGTATTGTTGTCGCTATCGGTTCAAATGGTCAGACCACAGGAGCCGGTGCAGGCGAAGTATTGTCCGTGGTCATGTACGGACCTGTTGCAGGTTTCACTGTTGATGCAGGAGACCTGATTTATGTGTCAGATACAGCAGGGGCTCTTGCCGATGCTGTTGGCACCGTATCGTGTGTTGCAGGCCTCGGCTTGCCCGACAGCATTTTAATGGTCCAGCCTGGCCGTACGATTCCAGCATAATGAGGTGATGAGATGACAACTATTGGACTTGCTGATGTGAAACGCCTCATTCGGATGCCGGGTTACTGGGATCTGACTGAAATGAAAAAGTGGCAGTTGAAGGACGGGACCACTTTTGACGCCGCGGTATCTCGTTTTGCCGCCGCGCTATCTTTGTTCAACGGCTCATTGCGTTCAGGCTACCTTGCAAATTATTTGCAGATCTCGCCCGAAATGACTCTTGAGTACGATTCTGGTGGTGATTCTGCGGCTCTCAAGGAGATTTCGGAGTACGACAACCCCGATCCGATCCTTGCCGAAAGTACTGGCCACATGATCCCCATGAAAGACTATGGTGGTTCACTTGGCTGGACCTATCTCGGTCTTCGTCGAGCTCGCTTGGCACACCTGGATCGCGATATCCGCCGGCTGATTGAACGTGCCCGTAACACCTGGGACAAGGCTATCTTGACTCGTATGTTCAAGAGCACCTACGATGCTGTGGGTTCTTCGGGTCGCTCAATGCCATTCGCTGATGGCGGCACCGCTGATGCAAATTACGTTCCGATCTCACACGAGGGTAGTACCTTCCTGTACACCCACAATCACTACTTCCGCCAGACAGATGATGCGGCGGGTCGTTTGGCTGCTGCAAAGAGCATGGCGGAAACATTGTACGAGCATGGAATCATGCCTCCGTACGATCTGTTCATTCCAACTGCAGATATTGCAGATTGGGCAGCTGTTACCGGCTATGTTAAACCCGAGCGTTCTTGGCTTCAGACCATGGGTGTTGAAACCCGTGCTAAGTTGGCCGAGGATTACATCGGCGTTCTCGAAATGGATCGCACTTGGGCTTTCATCAAACCCTTCAATCGGCTCCCAACCAATTACGCCGGTATGTTCAAACCCGCAGGATTCAACAATCCTAACGCGCCTCTCATGGTTCGTTACGAAGAAGGATATCCTCTGGGACTGTCCCTTGTCGGACGCTTGCAGAACTTCCCGATGGAAGAGGCGATCGCGTACTTCACCTTTGGTGTTGGTATTGCGAACCGTATTGCCGGTGCTGCAGCGTATTTCGCTGCTGCCGGTGCATACACTGATCCGACAATTGCCTAATAAGTCGTTCCCTCGGCAGGCTTTCCGGTTCTCTCCTTTACCTGCCGGGGGAACACCAAGGATACTATGGAACTGACAAAGTTTGAAATGCCTCAAGGAAATGCGTGTTCGAAGTGTGGCGATAAGCTGCCCAAGGGTGCGGATGTCTTTGCGGCAAGTTGGGACGATGTCTTGGCTGGACGCGGCATATGCCTCGAGTGTGCGGAGCCGCCCAAGTCTAAACAAACGACTACAAGGAAGCCAAAATGAGTTTTACATACGATTTTGCAGTTAACGCCGCGATTGCCCGAGTACGGCTTGCTATCGGAGATATTACAAGAGACTCCGGAGTAAAACCCGATGGCTCAAATTTCACAGATGCAGAAATTCTTGCCATCCTTACCGATACCAATAACGACCTTGATGCCACTACGTATGTGTTTTTAAAGGCCCTTGCAAACATGTGGGGTACGTACGTAGACATAACAGTTGGACCTCGTAAGGAGTCTTTAAGTGATATTGCGTTCCACTACGCAAAGCGGGCTTCGGAGATGGGCGAACGTACAGGGTTGTCTGCAAAATCGTTTTCCACGCTATTGAACCGAGTTGATGGGTATTCTGAGGCAGCATAATGATTAGCAGTTCGATGAAACGCATGATGCGTTATACGGTTAGCACGAAAAGACGGCCAGCTGCAACTGCAGCCGGAAAACAAGGTGCGCCCGTAGTTCATTTGACGTCCTTAAAAGTTACGCCAATCGATCCCCTGAACACGGATGAATTTCACAATCTCATACTACGCTATGGTATTCAAGAGCCGTACCGACTGTTTGGATGCTACTGTGAAACTTCAGAAGATGTTGCCATTGGTGATATTATCGTATGGGGAAATCGCGAGTTTCTTCTGAAAGGTTGCGGTATTTGGGACGACGGCGCAGAAACACTGTATGAGATGGTACTATCGGAGATGGTGTAATGGCTGAGGGAATGCTTCAGATAGTGGTAGATGTGCCCAGCTTTCACAGGGCGCAACAAGCTATCGCGTTAGCCAATGGCGGCAAAACGTATCGTGGTATGTTTCGCGACTACATCTCCGGCTTACTCAAAACTTCTGAAGTCTATGCGAAAAGTATTACGCATAAAGATTCAGGCGAACTAGCTAAGGCTATCACGTGGAAGTATGACTCGCATCGCATGAAGGGAAGCCTTTTCGTTGATCCCGGAGCTGCGTGGCATTCCAGCCGAGGCGTTATCCGGAGACCTGCCGTATACGGCATTTACGAACATGCTCGTGGCGGTTCACATGCATTCATAAAGCGTACATTCGAAGAACGCGTAAAGCAATTCGGCTTCCTTGGACTCCGAATGGCGGTAGAAAGGTTACCATGGCCGTAAGTCGAAAAGCAATTCGTCAAAAGTTGGCGGAGATTCTCACGACTGCGTGTACGCAGGCGAGTGAAGTCAAAGCTTATCAGCCCAGTACCATAGGTCCCACTCCTGGAATCTACGTACGAAGTGTGTCAGCAGAACGACCTCCCCTGACGGTGCGGGGCAAGTTCACGCGGTTTGTGTTCGACATCTTGATTGTGGTTTTGCAATCGGATAACGGTTCATGGACCGCCGATAAAGCCGAGGACTTGACAGACGACTTGGAATACGCCGTGTGCCAAGCCCTTACTGCCAACCGCGTTGTAGCAGACGTGTGGGATAGCATTAATTATGCCGCGCCCAGTGTGGTAGAACACTACTTGGAAGATGGCATACCATATATTATCGAGGCTGTGAAAGTCTCGGTGGAGGTAGCAAGAGATGCCTAAGAAAAACAAGGTTTATAGAGCCCGTGTGAGATTGAGTTCTTTAAGCACGGGCAAAACAATTAATCCAGGCGAGACTATTGAGTTGTCACCAGACGACGCGCAGATTCTCTTGGACAGTTTAGCAATTGAGGAGGTGTCGAATGACACAAACAACAGGATCGCTGAGTTGGGCGAACTGCAAGATCGAACTGAGTAACGATTCAGGCGTAAGCTGGATCGATATTTCGGGTTTTACAAATTCAATCGCGGTCGACGGTGGTGAACGAGCAACCGGCGAGTTTTTTACTGCGACCGGCGATGTTCCTATCGTAACTTCAGGTAAACGTGGGTTGCTCGAAATCACAGCCAAATGCGTCTATACGGAAGACGCTTCTAACGCACCATTTATTATGGTGCACGAGGCAAATGAAGCACAAGATCCTCTGATGATTCGATGGAGTCCTAAGGGCGGTGCGATTGGCAATTTCCGCTTCACTAGCTCAGAAGGACAATGCGTCAAACCGGTTTACCCGCAAGGTGCAGCCGACAGTGCTGACGCAATTCCGATTGAGTTCACAATCAAGTGTTCATCGATCACAAAATCCGTGGTTTCGGTGTAGGAGGCATGAATGGCACAAACTACTAACGCCCTTAGTTGGGCAAATTGTAAGATTGAACTGAGCGCTAACGGTTCCTCATGGACGGATGTTTCGGGTTTCGCAAACTCGGTATCTGTAGATGGGGGAGAACGCGCAACCAGTGAATTTTTCACGGTCGATGGAGACACTCCCATCGTAACCGCCGGTAAACGCGGATTCCTTAATATCACTATCAAGGCTGTGTACACTGAAGCCGGATCTGATGCATACGCCATGGGTATCGCGGCATATGAGGGTAACTCGCCGCTGTATGCTCGGTGGACTCCGAAAGGAAGCGGTGCAGGTGCTTTTGTTTTCACAACCTCAATCGGTCGCGTAACAAAACCGATTTATCCTCAGGGCGCTGCAGATAGCGCAGATGCGATTCAGTTCGAGCTTGGCATTAGCTGCGGTTCGATCACCAAGACAACTCTGTAAGATAGGATGTGAGTATGGCGACTAAAATTACTACGGATTTGAAGGAGATGGGATTTGTCGTTGACGTGTCAAAGTACACGGTAGGAGACATTTTGGATCTTTCTGATGAGACCCTTCCAATCGCAAAACGGCTGGAAGTACTCCAACACGGTATCGTGTCAGGAGACCTGCGTAGCTTGCCGATTTCCAAGCTACCAGAATTCATTCAGGCCATCTCGGTGGCTATGAGCGCCGAGGCAAACCCTACGTAGGCAGGGATGGCAACGAAAAGCCCCTGACGCTACGTCAAGCAACTACGGCATTTTTGTGGACGTCAGGGGTAGCCATCCCAATGGATTACTTAGTGCTTCTACTGTGTCGCGATGTGTATCATTGTACGCCGTCGGAACTAATGAAGCAAAACATGATGACTGTTCAACGACATCTTGCATGTATGGACGTTGAACATAAAGTAGAAGAGATGAAACGAGCAAATAAATGACAGAGTATACGCTTAGTCTAACCATTCTCGGCAAGGACAAAGCAAGCGGTTTGTTTGATCGTCTTGACCGTTCGCTTAAAAGTGTCATGCAAACTGCTATGGGCATGACACTTGCTCGGGTGTTTGAAGATATCGGCGCTGCGATTGGTCGTATGGCTATTAACGCCATCAATGCAGTTTCTTATGTACAAAATCTTGAAGTAGTTCTCGGCTCGTTAATAGCACGCGAAATGTACATGACAGGCGAGTTTGACAATGTCGGCGCTGCAATGGGCAACGCCGACATTGCGGCGCAGCAACTAATGCATGATCTTGGCAGATTTGCTATTCTGTCGCCGTACACAATGGAAGCCACGACCAACATGTTCCGGTTGATGATGGCTTTTGGTAGTACGTCGGAACAATCAACTCTCTTAACACGCGGTTTGATGACAATGGGTGCCGGTCTCGGCGCCAGCAATGAGCAAATTCAGCGTATGGCCTATAACCTTGCGCAAATACAGCTTGAAGGTAAGGTAACCGCACTTGATATTCGTCAATTGGCTCTGGCTGGCTTGCCACTCAATGATGTTCTGAAATCTGTCGGCAAGCAATTTGGCGTAAACATCGAGAACCACCAGGATTTTAACAAGGCTCTTGCGGAAGGCAAAATAACCTGGCAACAATTTACTGAGGGCTTCGCAAAATACGCCGACGAAAACTTTGGCGGTGCCTCGGAACGCATGGCTCGTACGCTATCTGGCTTGAAATCAACCTTCTCAGATGTGTTTACGCTTACAATGCCGCAGATTTTGGGTCCAGCTGTAGAAGAAATTACCGGCGTGATGAGCACGCTGTTAGATGCATTCCTGTATATTTATGAAGACCCCCGACTTAAGCAGATTGGCGTTGAGCTGGGTGCTAAGGTTCGCGGATGGATTGCCCCTGTGAAAGGGGCGGTTGAGACTTTCTCCGCCGCGCTTGCTGGCGGGGCTGACATCGGTACTGCGGTAAAGCAGCTCTTCGGCGATCTTGGTACTATTTTCAAAGATACCTCTAAAAACATTCTTGGGGGGTTAGCACTCTCCCTTCCCGGCGTGACAACATGGGCAGCAGACCTTGTTACTAGGATATTCACGGGGCTTGCAACGAACCTGCCCAAGATAGGTATTTTCATAACGCAAGTACTGGGGGGCGTACTCGCGAGCCTTACAACAGCCGCTCCGGGCTTAATAGCGTCGTTCGGTGCTGTATGGCTCTCGCTCGGGCAGACATTGATAACTGCAGCACCCGGGATACTTTCATCGGTTACAAGTTTGATAGGACAAATTGCGACAGGTTTTGTCAACAATGCGCCGCAAATTGCAGCTGCGGCTGAGAATCTGGTGATGACGCTGACAGAAAGCATGTCGCAAAACATGCCCACAGTACTCAATGCAGCCGGAGCCATCGTAATGACAATGCTATCCGGAATCGGCGAACATATGCCCCGCATGATTACTGCAGGCATGGAAATTATCACGCAATTCGTGAACGGCCTCGCACAAATGATGCCGGAAATAATTGCTACAGCCGGAATAGTGTTGGCAGCGCTTGTACGCGCGCTTTTGCAAGGTCTTCCAGAATTATTGCTCGCGGGTGCACGTCTGGTTGTTGGAGTAGCTCTTGGCCTCGTGGCAGCTTTGCCCGATCTTATCAATGCTGTTATGACTTTCGTTCCCGCAATAATAGTAGCGTTGTTACAGAGCCTACCCATGCTCGTAGACGCCGGCTTACAGTTGCTGCTGGCTATTGCACTCGGGTTAGTAAGTGCTCTAACAACGATAACAAACTCGGCGGATCAGATTATTAACGAGCTCATGAGCGCACTGGCTGCAATGTTGCCGCAGATACTTATAGTTGGCGTACAAATTATTACGATGCTTGTTATGGGTATCTTACAAAACCTTCCCGCATTGCTTAATGCTGCAGTATCACTTGTAATGCAATTGATTGCGTTGATTGAGGCAAACTTACCTTTACTGATAGTACTGGGTATGCAATTACTCACTGCCTTGCTCATTGGTATTGTGCAGGCGTTGCCCGGCATTGTGGATGTCGCAATTAGATTGGTGCAAGATCTTCTAAACAACATAGGTATGTGGCTACCTATGCTTCTTCAGCTGGGGGCTACATTACTTCTCACCTTAGCACAGGGCATATTGTTGTCACTACCTGCAATAGCCTCTGCCGGCATTGATATCGTGGTTTCATTGCTTGAGGCAATATACGGACTTTTAAGCGCCGTGTTTCAGGCTGGTGCAGATCTGATGAGTGCCTTTGAAACCGGATTTCGAACAGGCGACTGGTCAGGAGTCGATGACTTCTTCACTGGCCTGTTTGACGGCTCAAGAGCTAATTTGCAACTCACAGGTTTTGAATGGGGAAATCAACTTCGTGCTGGATTGAAAGCCAGTCTTCCTGGTCTGGAGACAACGGTGCAAAATGGGGTAGCAGGCATCAATGCTGCCATAGCGAGTGACCCGACTATGAACATGCAGTCTGTTGGGGCTCAGTTTGCAACAAACATGGGGTACGGTTGGGCTTCACAGTATCCCTCTATGGCCAATACACTCACCACAGACTTTGCTGGTCTAACAACCGGTTTTGGGTTGCAGACAATAGGCATGCAAGGCGTAGGAACAGACCTTGCGGCAAACATCGGCACAGGATGGTCTTCAACGATCTCAGATACGAGAATGACAATTGATGATGATCTTGGCCTGATTCCGTTGGCTGTAGGGAATAATCTGAAGGGTACTACCACTTCCGCTGGCGCCGGCTTAGCCACAGACATCGGAGAAGGATTCGACGCAGAGTTCCCCGGCGTGAAAAGTAGTTTGGTTGCTGATGTGGCTGACTTGTCAAAGGTACTGAAGCCGGGTGACACAACATCTATTGGTTCCAATATTATAGGTGGTATTCGAGGCGGTCTTGAAGGTGCTTTTCCTGGATTGAAGGCACGAGCACGGCAGATGGCAAAAGAAATCGCAGACGCAATGTCAGTCGCGTTAGAAATTAGATCGCCATCTAAAGTCTTTTCTCGCATAGGTGAGCAAATTCCTCGCGGTCTTGCTCAGGGTATTACGCGACGCGAGCAACTTCCGCTTGAAGCCGCTGTTCGTATGGCTGAATTGTTAAATGATAACAGCCGTGTGAAAAGCGCGGCAGATCTGCGTCCTAATAAGGTATATAACTACAGTTTAACTATGCCGACGTCTTCTAATCCCAATGATATACGGACGGCATTCGAGCTCATGGAGGCTTGGAACGTATGACAGCACCGACCTTAGAAAGAATGAAATTTTGGATTGTCGTACCTAAGTACGCCGAGAATCAAATTAAGAACCCAACCTTTGCCAGTCCCGACTATGAAGAAGACTGGGCGGTAAAGGGAGCAAGCGCAGTAATAGCGGAAACAGGCGACGAAGCTCGATGGGGTGTATACTCAATGCAAGTAACACCAGTGGCTGGCGTAGACAGTGTCGTATATTATGCCGGGCTTTCTGTTGAGAGTGGTCTTGCTTACACTTTTTCTTGTTACGTTAAAGGCATAGCAACGCAAACCATGCGAATTATGATTACCGATAGCACAGGTACTGCTAAAGCGACCACTACTTTCACTGCGACGGGTTACTGGCAGCGAGTCGAGGTGAGTTGGACTTCGAACGCGACTGCAACGAATTACCAAGTTCAGGTTATCAGGAACTCAGTTGCAAGTACTGCAGCTTTTTATGTTGACGGAGCGCAGTTTGAGCAGAATACTGCGGCAACTACTTTCTTTGATGGGTATACACCCGGGTGTCATTGGACGGGCGCTATCAGAAACTCTACTTCCGCGAGAACAGACAACACCGGCTTGGGTGGCGAGCTGTTATGCATTAATGATTACGCTTCGATTACAAAGCATATCGGTTTCGGCATGGGTCAGTGGGACCAAATTATGACTAAAATGACTGTCGGGGGTGATATGTATCAAACACATGCCCGAAAGTCCCGAACAGTTGCTCTTAATTTGGCATACACCGGAGAAAGCCACGGCGAGTTACAGGCTAAACGTAAAGTCATTCTCGATGCGTTGCGGCCCGATTTGCTCTCTAACTTACCAGTGAGAGAACAGTTCGGAATTAATATGCCGGGCTCTTGGCGGGGACATGAACAACGGATTCTTCGATATCAGGGTTTTGATGCGAACGGAAATGAAGCAACTAACCCTGTAGACATAATTTGTGCATTCGAGTCATGCCACTCCGACACTCCGGACACTGAGACCTCACAGCAGGATACATTAATATTCACTGTTCCGAGCGGCTTGTTCCAGGGTGCTTACCACGAGGGGTCATCATTGGACCTTTACGCCAGTTTTCCGGCTGAGTTTATCGTGAAAAGGGATCCACAGGGGAATTGGTGCGAGTGGACTGGCAGCGCATATGCGAGTTTGATCACGGGACTAAATGGAACCGTTTATTGCATGGCAGAAGGTCCGGACGGCAAGATTTATGTTGGCGGGACGTTCACGAACGCTGGCGGCGTAGCAAGTGCTGATTATCTGGCGCGTTGGAATCCGGGAACAGAAAAGTGGGAAGCGGTGGTGGCTGGGATTAATAATGTTATTTATTGTATGGTGTTCGATGCAAACGGTGATTTATATATCGGCGGCGCGTTCACAGATTTAGGAAGTGCCAATGGAGATAGAATTGTAAAAATTAGCGCATTGAATACCGCAAACCCCGTGATAACCGCACTTGGAACGGGATTAGATAATGAATGTTTGGCAATAGCGATTGCTCCCGATGGCAATTTGTATGCTGGCGGGCTATTCGGCTTGGCTGGGGGCGTGGCTAATACGTCACACATTGCCGTGTGGACTTTTGATTCTGGCTATACATGGGCTCCGCTTGGCACAGGTTTGAATGACAACGTTCTTGCTCTCGCAATTGCACCTAATGGAGACCTATATGTTGGTGGAAGTTTTGACAACGTCGCCTATCCCTATCTGTGTAAATGGAACGGCGCGGCATTTTCAGCGGTTGGCACAAATACAGACATAAATAATTATGTTTATTCCCTTGCTTTTGGGGCGACTGGTTATCTTTATGTCGGCGGCGATTTTACGAATGCTGGCGGGGATGCCAATGCGGATCGCATTGCTCGCTGGAACGGAGCGAGTTGGGAGTCGCTTGGTTCTGGAACTAATAATACCGTTTATGGTATTGTAGTATTTTCGGGCAAAGTGTATGCGTCTGGCTATTTCACAACCGCAGGCGGGCTAACCTTAACAGATCGCGTTGCAGTCTGGTCTAACGGGGCATGGCAGCCGCTGGATGTTGACTTGCCCGGAACGTCTACGGTTTACGCTGTTTTGCCCGCTTCAGACGGCTCGCTCTATATCGGCGGGATGTTCTCAACCGCAGGGGAAACGCCGGACGT